TCAGGCTTACGGTCGCGCCAAGGACAAGGAAGCCGCCAAGGCTCACATCAAGAAGCGTGCCAAGGCACTAAGTAAGGAAGATTTGATTCCTGAAGAATGGTCTTCTTCTGAGAAAACCTTGAGTGACTACGAGGCTAAGAAGTTCATCGGCGATTTGATGGAGTTCGAGATGTTGACAGTGGAACAAGATGGAGATATTCAGCAATGAGAAAACCCGGCGCAGAAAACGCTGGTTCTTGGGCTGGCGCTTTTAAGCAAAACGACACAACAGCGGTTGTTTCGTCAGACAAAACAGAGGAAACTACGGCATCAGAGGAAAACAAAAATGAATCTGTTGCACAAGAATCCCCCAAGCCAAAGAAAAGAAAAAAGGTCGCCGAAGAACAATCAGAATCTGATTGATTGGTGGAGACGATGAGTTCGTCTCTCGCGTTTGATGCGAATCTGAGAGTAGAGAACTACCGTAAATCTGTCGCGTTCGTTGACGAGAACGTGTTGATGTTCAAGGGATTTCTCGGACCTTCGCTGAAAGAAAAACCCGAAGTCGCTTCGGTGGGCGCTAGAGCCGCCCGCGCTGCTGGTGTGATAGTTGACAGTCTTGGCAAACTTCGTTGCCCGCCAGGGACACCGAACGCCAATCAGTTCACTGACCTACAGATGTCCAACTGCATGGTTCCCGGTATGGGAACTGCGAAAAAAATGAAAGACAGACTCGCTAATTCGGTTGGAACATTGTTGAAATTCGCAGACAAAGCAATGGACAAAAAAGGCGTCAAGGGAGCCGCTCGTGTTGCGACCATGGCTGCCCTCGTTGGTTTGGACGTTCTTGACTACAACCACAACGACGGCAGTGGCGCAATGTCGGCAACGATTCTGGCTATGAACGACATAGTTCGTTCGGCTGGACGGGAAATAGCGGAAAGAGCGTTGGACAGATTACAACGCAACGGAAAAATTACTCAAGAACAGCGCGAGCAACTTGACAAAGTTGTTGACAAACTTGCGCCAATCGCCGCTGAAAGGCTTGTTCTGGGTGGCATTCAGTCGGTCAACGCTTGGAGACGAGGCAGACAACTACGAAGAAAGACTCCACAACTTGAAACGAACCCGCATGCTGCGTTTGATGTGCCCTCGGCGAAGAGGGGTGATGTCGTGATGGCTTCAACCGTGGAGGAAGGATTGCAGGCGATTCTAGAAGGTCGAATAGTGGAGATGCCCGATGTTGCTGGTGCGCATACTCTCGTAGAAGAATTAGGGAAAATGGCTCTTGACGCTGAAGCAAGGGGCGAAAAACTGACATACGACCTTTGCAAAGTCACTGTAGCAAATACCAACGTGTTCTGCGCAGGGAATCTTGGTATAGAAAGAGACTTGATGCCCCAAGCGAAAGGTGATGCGGTTCCCGGCTCTAGGGCTGAACAGGTTCTGAAAGAACAAAACGCTGCTCGTGTTGCTGCTGGAAAACCAGAAACGAAAGAAGTAGATGGGACAGAAGATTTCCTGAAAAGGATTAATGAAAAGGGAATTGCCGTTTCTGAGCCAACAAGAGTGCCAGCAAGCAAACTCAAGGCTACTCAACGGAATATGAAAGGTGAGACTGTCGGCGGAATGATGAAAAATGAGTCGTATGACCCATCCAAGGAACCAATATTTGTTTCTCGCGATGGATATGTGGTTGACGGACATCACCGCTGGGCGGCAACGCTCGGCAGGGATATGAGAGATGGGGTACTTGGGGACGACACAATGAATGTCATCATCATTGATGCTCCGATTTCGGAAATTTTGCAGATTGCAAATGAGTGGACTGATGATTTTGGCATCAAGAGAAAAGGCGTTCCAGGAACAAGCCCGAAACCACAAACGGTAGAAACGCCAAAACCAGCACAACCAACGCTGAAAACACCGAGACATCTTGCTGAACCGAACGCGATGAATTCAGTTGATTTGTCTCAAGTATTACCTAGCGCACCAGAAAAATCTATGCGCACCGAGAACAATATGCCCATCACTGTTGATGCGGAAAGATTCAACGCGGAACTCGCACAAAAAGTATCGTCCCTGTTGGAAAAACACGGAATAGACAAATCCCTGCCGCCAAGTCAGCAGTTGGATGCACTAGCCAGAAAGATGGGAGTTTCGCTTCGTCGCCCGATGCCAGAACAATTGGACGATTCAATCGAATACCTGCTCGGCGAAGGCAAGACGGTCGCAGAGGGTTTTGTTCAAGGGATAAACAATCCAGACCCATTGGCTGTGCAAGTGCTCAGGGTCAAAGGGCAAAGCATCCTTGATGCAATCAAGTTGGCGGAGTCAGGTCCTGAAGGAAGAGCACAAGTGAGGGAAGCAATCGCTCAGGGCTACTTGGAGGCGATAACCGGCGTGGAAATGATGTTCACGGATAATCCCGCCATGAGGGGTGCGCTCATACTTGATTTGCACGGAGGTGAATACGCCAAGAAATTCCCAGCAATGAAAGAGGCGGCTGGATATGCGTACCAAACCTACACTCCGAATGGGATGATGACTCAGGTCAATTTCCTGCCTCATTCACTGATGTTTGACCAAGATGCAATCCAAGGAATTGTTCCAAAAGGTCAAGGGCTGAATCACAGCGTAAGATTTTCTGGTGCAGACGACCATCAAATAGGTTTGGGTATACACGAAGCGGCGCACGCGGAGCACTTCTACCATCAATACGCAGCGTTGGGCATAAAAATCGGGCAAAACTCAGGAACGATAGAACAACAGGTAAGAGCAAAAGGACCGCGACTTGAAGATTCGTATATCGGGGTTATGTTCGCCCACAGATACGAATTCTCGCCAGAAATGACATGGGACAAAGTGGTGGAACAGTTGGATAAGGCGGGTAGCAATGAGTCGCTTGATTCGTTGATGGCTGTTGTCGCCCAAGATGCGACGAGAACCAACATGAAGACTGGCACTCCTGCGGATGATGTGAGAACGGGATACCTGCACACTTTGTTCGGAGGTAAAGAAGGCAAAGAATCTGGCAAGCGAAGCGTTGATGTGATTGAGGCAGTTGAGAATTACCAAAGAGCACAAATGTTCCCGAACATTGTTCCGCATCTACCCAAGGATGAACAAGGAAACCAAATCCCTCTCCAACGTTTGACTCAGGCGCAACAAGACGAGGTGTACAGAAAAGCGAAGGAAGCCGTGAAACTTGAGTTGCCTGAAGGTATCGAACTTGTTGACCCGAATACGGGTGAGGTGCTTTCGGATGAAGATGCCGCGAAAGTGGTGAAAGATGCCATGGGTGGACAGTACATTTCAGGGCTTTCCCAAGAATATAATGGGGTCAGAAACGACTATCTTGGCATCAAAGAATCCACAATTTCTACGAACGGAGTTCCAAACGAAGAAGTGATGGCTGCGCTTGGCAACTCTTCTGACTACGGAAAAACGAACATCATGGAAGCAACAGCAGAAGGTAGGGTTGTTGATGTCTACGGACGTAATTTTACGAGTTTCAATATGCCTGACGAACAGGTAACGAAAGTACGAGAAATGCTAGGGCGTCTTTTCCCCGAGAATTATGAGGGTAGACCGTCTGGTAAACCACAGTCAGCGGCTGTTTTGCAGGAAAAAATACAAAAAATTATCTCCCAAATGCCGACCATCAGAAGAAAAGAAGGAAGCGTAGATTCCGTCGTATGAAAAAAAATACGAAACAAGACGAGATAGTAAGCGTTGAACAGGTTCATTGGATTGGTTACGGCTGGCTTGTCGTATCCCCAAACGGGAAAGAAGAGTGGTATCGGATATATCTGAAGGACGAAAAACTAACCGCCGAAGAATGGGATTTTGTGCAAACGGTGAGACCCAAGGTGATGCTTCCCCCGAAGGTCATTAATGACGAAAATATCCAAGAATGGCGAAAAACAATTAAACAGTAGACATAATCAGGCTCATTTAACGTGACCTGTAAATAAGGTACAATCAAATAGCCAGCCAGTGTGGCTTATCACGGCGAGGGTACGGATGCAAAACGGTTTAAACTCATCAATTGCGCAACTTCTAAGAAAAAAGGTTCGCCTTTCACGTGGTCACGCAAATATGCGACGAACCGTTCTCCCCATAGACAGGCAATACCAAATCAATTTTTCAGAAGAAGAGCAAACAAATTCGTTCGACGAATCAAGTCTCTACAACGCACCTCTCAACGGGGATAACAACACCATCAATTTCAAGACGATGATGTACCTCAGAAAATTGGAGTCTCGCCTTTCTTCTCCGATTGACTTTTTAGCATACGACGAAAAAGTTGGTCTAGTCGGCTCTAGAACGAGATTCGGCAGAGGTTTGCAGGCTGTCGGCTCGGTAATAACACCCGGCAACCTGAGCACTGTCCGAAGTCCAGTGCGTTCCGCTATTTGGCGGGCACTCACACCAGGCGGAGGCGGTGGGCGAGGGAGGAAACTTCCCGGTGAACGCGGATACAGATGCCCTGCTGGTTTTGAATATGGCGGACGGTTCACGGACAGCGCTTTCTCAACCTGTGGCGCACAATTGTTTGAGATACCAGGTCCGCTTGCTTTGGCTGCGCGCGCAATCCGTGGGGCGATGAACCCACCTTCTGCGCGTTTGGAAAGCCTTTCTGAGGTGATTGAAGGCAACGCGTCTCCTGACCGAGCCGTACAGATTCAGAGAATGGCGCAGATTCCTCGCGAAAATCTTCCGAATAAACCGCGATTCAATCAGGCGGTGCAGACGGCGGTCACGACATTGAAGGGCGCACCATCTGGTGAGGCAAGAATGATTCGTCGCGACGGCACCGTTTTCAGACCGATTGTTCCTTCATCGGTATTGCGTCAGTTCAGTGGAAACAAAGACATGATGGACGGAGCGTTCATTCGCGCCGTACAAGTTCCGAAAGATATTGCGTCAGATGACGTGGCTCTGCTTGCTGGTGCTTCAATGCAACGTATTTCATTTGTTGCGCCCAATGGTGTTGTAATCTCCATAGAGCGTCCTCGCCCACTTACTGTTGGAGAACGTCGCAAGTTCGGGCGCCAACTCAACAAAGTAATCGGCGAAACAGACCAATACGAAGTTGGAAAAAACATCAAGGATTTTGCGGAGCGGAGCAATGGGGCATTCAAGTACACAGAAACCTACGGTTCCGTGAAGAACCCAAATTCACTCGTCACTGTCGTTGGCGATGACGGCGTTGAGAGACAGGTACGCAGATGGATTTACGAAACCTTCATTCGTGACGGAAGCGAAGCAAAAACACCAAAGCAACAGCAGGCTCAACGTAGACAGATTGCGCAGGAAGGAAGAGAAGCCGCTGAGCGTCTCGCGCAAAGCACGGTGAAAAGATGAAAAAAGTTTTCTTCGTTCGTTTTGAAGGCGGTCGCCCGTACATGCTTGTCACTGTCAAGCCGGGCGCGACGACTTTCCAACCGCTTTCAGATGACGCCGATGATGTGTGTGATGTTCTTGAAAGCGTATTTGTGAACAAACCGATAACGAAAAACCAATTGGATGCTGCGCTTGACGAAGATTTTTCCATTGAAGGTCCGACGGTCGTAACTCGTGAAACCAACAAAATAATCAAAGAGTTCATGTCTGCATCTGAGGCGCCGAGAGGGAAACAGATTGACATTTCTGCAATCAAAATCAAAGATTTAGGTGAGTCAAACTCGCAAAACCTTCTAAACATGAAGGCTCGTGCGTTCATCTATGAACAAACAAAAACCACTTTCAACTATGAGGTTAAGCGTGTCCGCGCAATCTGGGACCCGAGTCTTTCCATTCCTGGTGGACGCCGAGGCGGTTGGAGATGTCCAACTGGTACTCGTTACGGCGGTCAAATCACCGACAGATTCGGACGCAACTGCGGTTGGGGTGTTGCAAGAAGAATTGCGAACGCCATCACCAATATCGGTGAACGGCTTGAAAGTCTTGATGACCGACGACGCGGAAGACGAGTTGATAGGCGCAATCAGCGCGTTGAGAGACGCCTACGCAGAGATGCTCGCGGTGGCGCAGCCGAAAGAGGACTGCGAGGCATTGCCGAAGCCCTAGACCCAGGTGCATCCACACCGACCGCCCCAACACCGCGCGCACCAGAGGCACCTCGCGCACCAAAAAAACCGCGCGGTCGCAGACGAGTATTTGACAGCGATGCACGCGACAGAGGTTTGCGTGATTCAGAGCGACGAAGAGTGCGCAGGGAATTGGACGAACCGGATGCTGCGCGAACTGGCGAAATTGACCTTGATGACACGGTTGAACTTCCTGCAGGTGAGAGCGCTCCCGACAGTCGCTCGTTTAGGAACGTCAACAATAGATTCCCCAAGAACGGTCTCCCCGAGGAGGCGTATTGGCGTAGGGACAGTTATACGGGTGACGACAAGGCTGAACTTGAACGCCGTTTCGGTAGGTACTACGACGACAAAAACAAGATTAATCAGCGAGGAAAGTTCGTCAATGAGCGTCTCGATGATTTCCGTAAGCGTCAAGCGGCTCCAAGGAAGAAGCCTGAGCCTCGCAAGAAGCCTCGCGGTAAGCGTAAGCCGAGCGAACGCCCGAAGGGTGTCGTGGAAGGTCCGCTGGATGGCGAGTCGTTCAACGATTATGCGGACAGAAAGTATGACGAGTACAGGAAGCGTGTTGAGCAGATTCGGCGTGATGGCGGGAATGCTGGATTGTTGACGAAAAAAGAATGGTTTGAAATCAATCAGGGTAATCTTCGTGAGGCGTGGGATAAAAAGAACCCTGAGAAGAAGAAGCCTGCGCCACGAAAGAAGCCAGTACCCCGTGTCAAGCCGCCTGTTGCAGACAAAGAACCGACACCAAACAGGCGTGAAGACAAACCTCTAACCATAAATCCAGGAGAAAAAGAAGCAAAAGACCTGTATCCAGAGGGCTGGTTCAAAGACATAGCGGATGAAAATGAACGAGAGCGCCTTAAAAAAGATTTTGTTGAAGCCTTCATCAACGAAGGTCAGAACATTACAGAAGTCCTTGGCGACGGACACAGATATGGGGAAGGTACGCCTGGACGAGAACTGCTCGCGGATTGGCAAGCCGACCCAGATGGAGAGATAGCAGGAAGAGCCAAGTACATCCAAGGTCAAATTGATGCTTTGTCTAAAGAAGAGAAAAAACTTTTGGAACAAGTCGCACAACTTAGACGCAAGGATGTCGATTCACTCGGCGATATCGGTCGAAGAGCGCTTGCACGCAAAGCAGGAAGACACGCGAGACTCATGCACGAGCGACAAAGACTGCAAGACATATTAGACCTTGGAGTTGATGCCGACCTCCGTAACCGTAAAGGAAGAGGCGCAGAAAAACCTGCAAGCAAGAAGCCTCGCAGAATCAGCAAGAAAGACGTTTTTGACAACAGCATACAAGCGGTGTCGTATGACGGCGCAGCACAACGAATTGACGAACTTCCAGATGATTGGGCGGGTGCTGGTAATGCAGAAGAACTTAGAGACAACCTGCGCAAAGTCGCAGCACGTCTCGCCAAATACGACAAAGATGACCGCGTTGAACTAGAAGACGGAAATGAAATTCGTGTAGAGGATTTGGCGAAGAATGTGCTTGACGCCGCTGATGCGTGGGATAGATTCGCAAAGCGCGAAAGAGAGTTTGACGAAGATGAGAGGGCGCGACGCGAAGAAATAGCCGACATTTTGGAAAATGACCGCGCCGTAAACAGACCAGGAAAACCCGAAGATAACGAAAACACAGTTGAAGAACTAATTCGTCAAGAAGACGAGATTGAGCGAAGGCTTTTGCGTGATGGTCTTGCTGAATTTGGTGCCGACGCCAAAGATTGGACAGAGGCACATGACGGCATGATGAAACAACTCGGTTTGCTAAACGATGAAGTCGAGCAAATTGATGACGAGAGATTCAGAGACATGTGGGAAGCCGAAGATGCGGAGTTAAGGGACTTGTTTGAAAAAGAGATGGCGCAGTTGGAAATGGGCAACATGGACGAAGCGGAACTTGAAGAGCGAATAAACCTCCGAGATGAACAAATTAAAGCCGCGCTTGAACAACTAGAAAAAGATTTGGCACGAGTTAAAGAGTTGCGAAAGCCCAAAAATCAAGAAGAACAACTTGAACGAAGGAGAGCGTTCGGGCGCATCGCAGCGGGCGAACGAATAGTGAATCTCAACCGTCAGTTCAACAGAGAAAACAGAGAAATTCTCAACAATTTGCGCGGCGGAGACAATGCGCGCGCAGGCGCGACACCTTCCTTTGGTAGTGGAAGCGCACCAGACGACAGGTCATTCAGAAATGTCAACAACTTCTTCCCGAAGGGTCTACCAGACAGACCGTTCTGGCGAGATGAAAAGTATGACAAACCGAACAAGGCGAGCCTAGAAAAACGATTTGGTCGTTACTACGACGAAGAAAACAATTTGACACAAAGAGGGAAGTACGTCAACGACAAGTTGAAGAAGATGCGTGAAGAAGGCAAAATTCCACCAGTTAATCGCCGACGCGCAAAACGACCGCCGAACTCTGATATCAAACGAGTAGTCAAGTTTGAGGAAATCGATAAAAACGAAGGCATCAGTGTCGGTGACGCAATAGCCCACATCGGATTTAGAGACGATGACAACAGGGTTCTTGACGAACTTGCTGCCCATTTTGAAATTGGTGCAAGAGACACCGACCTGCAAAGAATTGAAGGTCTACCTCGACTCAATATGGCTGATGTTGGAGAAGCCGTTCGTGAGCGGATTGAGCGAAACAAGAAAGAACGATGGAACCCGCAAGAAAGGGCAAACCTAGAACGCGAACTAGCCAACCTGCCAGATGAACTCATGGACGCTAAACGAGTGGATGCAGAAAACGCCGTCAAACAAGCAGAAGATAAAGTTCGGACAGCCCTAGAGGATTTAGCGCAAATTAGGAGACGCATAAAAGAACGCAAGGGTTCGCTCAAGAGACTCAAAAAAGACGATAAACAAGACTTGCGTAGGGAGGCTGACCGTCTCATAGTTTGGAACGCAATTCTTCTTGAAAAGCGTGCCCGTTTGAAGATGATACAAGATGATTATGAAAAACGTGTAGGAAATGCGCGTGGTGGAGGGAGCGACCGCCGAGATTTTGACGCCGTTCTTGATGACATCAAGAAAATGGTTCCCGCCAATCAACCGAACCGACCTCTCCCCAAAGAACTTGTAGACAGATTGTTCGACGATTTTCAGAAGCAGCGCAATAGAGAAGGTGGCGACAGACTAAGAAAATTGCTAGACGACGGAATTTGGGATGACGACAAATTAAAACAACAACTTGAAGCGAGGGAAACCGTTCTTGACGGACTTCAACGCGGCAGAAATGCAATCCGACAACAATTGGACGATTACGTTAACAGGCTTGGCGCCGATGAACGCGACAACGACTTCGTTGATTTGGTGAGAAAAGCAGTTGAAAACGAAGCACTAATAAAAGGGATGGAGAGTGAAATAAGCCTAATTAAGGCGCGACAAAATGAACTCAACAACAGAGTGGGAGCAAGGTATCAAAAGTTTGTGGATGAAGGAGTGTTGCTTGATTTTGACGGCACCGATGAACCAGGCATGGAAATGATTTTAGACCAAGTTAGAAAAAAAATAATTGATGCAAAGTTGAATAATTTTGAAGATTTTGATGGGGGTTCCGTATACCTATTGCCAACAGGTCAGGTTGTTTTCCTTGACCCCACTCAGAGAGTGGCGTTGAGAGACATGGAAAGACAAAATGTCATAACGAACAAGGCAAGGAAGTTGGCAATCATACCGGCGGAAAAAGCGCCCGAAAGACCAAGAACAGGTGGACCAAAACCGGAGAAAGCGTTGCCGACAGAAGCGCGAGGACCAGTCGGGCACGCCTTCCCGCGCAGAAAAAACCAAATGGGAGAGTTCGGCATTAATTTCCAAGAAAAAGGAATAGGCGAATACAAACCAGTGGTCAATAGAGAAATAAAAAACCTTGAAGATGCCATTAATTGGGTTCGTGACGGAAAACCGCTAGACCAAGTTCCTCACCAATATTGGAGGGAAGCAGTTTCAGCGAACGCCAGCAAAAGCAAGAGAGACAAAAATAAGCGTTTTAAGTCAGTCGCAAAGAACGGCGGCAATATCGGCGACACGGAGATATATGTTTTGCGAGACTCCGACGGATTCGCAACCAATCACGGATTGGTATTCAAGTCGTCTAGAGCAGGAGACAATATCGGTGAGATAGTTGGCTGGAACTATTTAGACAGGTTGGGAATCATTGAAGGTGGAGCGGTTTACGACGGACCCGGAAATGACGGCGCGTATGTGATGTTCCACTTCGCTTTCAAGGACATTCCAGAAGGCAACGCAATAGGTAAAGCCGACGGGGGCGACAACTTTGTCTACGCTCAACGCAAGGCAGACGAACTACAAGGATTCCCAGGTCGCGTTCACAACTGGCTAGCGAACTATATTCTCGGAGTCTCGGATAGACACGACGGCAACGGGATGATGAGAGAAGTTGCCAATGAAGGCGGCAAAAAAGTTGTTGTTATCCCGCTTGACCTTGGATGGGCTGGACGGGGGGTAGAGAATGACCCATTCCAATACCTCAGATTCTTTGGCATGGACGGAGGGTTGATGACCGACATGGCTACCGCATATCAACGCGCTACTCCAGAGGGGAAACGAAGAATTTTGTACGATTTGGAAAGAGCGTTAGACAATATCATTACAAAAACTGAAAACATGTTGGATGTCAACAAAGTAGACTTCGTAAAACAGGCAATAAAGAACGTTCCAGACGGCGAAAAAGCCACCGCCGAGAAAAAAGCGGAAAAATTGTACGACCAAATGAAGAAACAACTACAAAACCTGAAAGATTCAAAACAAGCAATTATTAACAGGGTCAGGAGTTAGCGGCAATGGTTGACTTTGCAAGAATTGTTCTTGACAACGAGTTTTTTTACGAGCCTAAACAAACTCCCGACATGTGCATCGCCAAAAATGATGGAGGGCAAATAGTTTTGCACGGCAACACACAGGAAGTTGTTGATTTTGTTTACAAGGTTTTGTCTAACTCTGCAGCCCGTGCAACATATTCCGACCCCAAATATGGTCTAGAATATGTTCTGTCCAAATTGATAGGTCCTTCAATTGACTACAGTTCCAATCTTTCTTTCATTGAAGAAGACTATGACGAACTGGTTAAAGGGCTAAAAAATACAAAATCCTTCAAGGTCATAACAACCAAGAAATTTGACGTAGATGACGAATAAAAACCTGTTCAACTACAAGGCGCAACGCTTTCAGAGCGAACTGAACAAGACGACGTTCGCATACGAAGTTAAGCGTGTCCGCGCTTTGTGGGACCCGACATTGTCAATCCCCGGCACGAACCGTCGTGGCGGTTGGCGTTGTCCTGTCGGCACCCGTTACGGTGGTCAGATTACTGACCGTTTCGGCAGAAACTGTGGTTGGGGTGTCGCTCGGCGTATCGCCAATGCAATCACGAACATTGGTGAACGACTTGAGAGCGTTGATGATAGACGAAGGGGCAGGCGTGTAGACAGGCGCAACCGCAGAATGATGGGCAGGTTGCAACGAAATGCCGATGCGGGTCGTGCAGAAAGAGGTTTGCGTGGTATCGCAGACGTTTTGGACGGCGGAGAAGGGTCATCCAATGTTCCACGGACACCTCGCGGGCGGGATGTAATCCTTGATGATGTTGATGTTCCTGAGCGCTCGCCAGAGGTTTTGGACGATGTTGACGCCCCCGAACCATCACCAGTGGTGTTGGATGATGGAGGCAGACCACTAGACGGACGAGCCGCAAGGAGAGCGGAAAGAAAACGACGCCGTCAAGAGCGACGTGAGCGACGGGAACGCGAAGCACGGGAGCGCGAAGCGCGCGGTGAACCACCTCCCGGACAACTCGGTAGAGGTTGGCGAGGTTTGCTTGACCCCGACGACCCGAGATACAACGAACAGGGTAATCGTCCTTGGTTTGGACCGCCGCAAAATGCTCCCCGTGCAGACGCCGATGAAGTCGACGCACCAGGCGGTCGTAGACCAGGTGGCAGACGTAGACCCGATGCACCAGAAGCCGATACCCGCCCGAGAACGCCGACTGATGAAGATGGTGGGGATGCGCCAGGAATGCCTCCTAGACCTGCACGACCGCGGCGACCAAAACCAGAAGATGGTGGTGCAGGCGATGATGATGGTACGCCAGACGCAACGCCAGCCACACCACCTAGGCGACCGCGGCGACCGAGACCACCGCGCGACGAAGAGGCGAGACCGCGACCCGGTGAACGAAAACCTCCGCGCGTTCCTGCTGCTGAAGGAGGAGCGTTAGACGATTTTATTACACCTGATGGGGCACCAAATAGAGACGGCAACGAACCGAATGAGATTGTTATCGGTAGAGACGGGAAACCATACAAATGGGTACCGAATCCAGATGCAAACGCTATTGGTAGAGGAAGACAAGAAAAAGGTTCTTGGGTTCCCGCATCCAACGTTGACTTAGAGAATGACCGCCTATCCAAAAAGCGTCGAAGAGTGCGGGGCGACGATTTTCGCAACCCGAAATCGCCCAAAGGTGCACCCGACCCAGAGGGCAAGACCCGTATTTGGACGGACGATGAGGGCGACCAATGGGAGTACGACCCGAATCGCAGAGAGTGGGATTTGAGAGGAAACCCAGATAAACGTCGTGAGGCTGAAGAAAAAGACAGGAAAGAGCGAGGTGGCGCTGCGGGTGCACCACAGCCACCGAACAGACCGCCTTTTGACTCGGATGAACGCGACGCGGGTTTGCGCGAATCTGAGCGTCGTCGTGTTCGTCGAGAAATAGAGGAACCGGGTGCGCCGAGAACCGAGACAGGAGAGCAACCAGAAGCAGAAGCACCAAAACCGAAGCGTCCGCGACGCAAACAAAACCGCAGGCGCGCTGCTTCGGATGAAGTTGCGACAGAGTCGGCAACGAGGCGACCGCCCGCACCAGGAGACAAGCCTGCTGGCGGTCAAAAGAAACCAAGCGACCGAGTTAATACCGAACAAGAAGTGCTTGAGTTGGAAGACATCATACAGATGCTTGAGGGTGGGAGTGAACCCGATAGTCGTTCTTTCAGGAACGTCAATAATCGTTTCCCGAAGAGCGGTTTGCCGAAGAGCGCATTTTGGCGAAAACCCGATTATGACGGTGATGATGCCGAACAGTTAGAAAGACGGTTTAGCCGCTACTACGACGCGGATGGAAACATTAACGCCCGTGGTCGGGTTGTCAACAGGGAAATCGCGCGACGAAAGCGCGAAGGCGGTCTGACTCCCAAGGGTCGTAAACCGCGCAAACCGAAAGCAGAGAAGAAACCGAAAGGTCCTGTTTCCAACACTCCCGCAGACCAAGCAGACATCCCGTCGCCCCCACCAATGGCAGCAACAGAAGACATACCCGAATATCAGAGACTCCCAGAGGAATATAAGCAGCAGGCGCGCAAGGTTTATGAAGACGCCCTCAAGGATGGTGACAGACGAAGAAAAGTACAGGACGACGAAGTGGACAAATTGATTGCCAAACCAGAAGGAACACAGAAACGACTGAAACTAGAACAGGCACGCGACGATGCAGAGATGCTGGAAAAGGTGTATAGACAAAGCCGCGAAGAAGCCGAGCAAAACATGCGAAACATGGAGAACGTTCCGTTCAACGAAATGAGTGAGGGAATGAAACGGACTTACATTGATTATGTTGCCGGAGCGATGCGTTCACGCAAGGAAGAAGAATATGCGCGTCGCCGCCGCATGAGAATAGTGAACGCACTCGGAGAGGACGCCCGAAATCAACCACCAGATAGACCGGCTCCGAAACCTCGCGATGTCAGACCACCAAATCGGGCGCCATCGCAACCCTCATCGTCAACCGCAACGGAAGAGAACAATCCAAAATTCAAAGAACTCCCAGAAGAAGCAAAACAAAAAGCACGTGAATTGTTCCAAACAATCGTGAAGGCTCGCAATGATAGAAATGACCGCGAAGACATCTTTGTGGATAACGCAATTGGGCGTCCAGCCGGTGCTGAAGCGAATCAAATTCTCAAAGATGTGCTCCGTAGAGAAAAAGAAGACCTTGACAGAGTATTGGACGAAAAGTACGACGCACGCGACAACATCGCAAAGTTAGAGCGCGACCACGGGTCATACAGCGAAATGTCACCGACCCAACAACAAAACTACATAGACAGTGTTGCCGTAATAATGCGCGCAGAAAAAGACGCAGACAGAAGAAAGAAACGAATCTCAAAATTGAAGAGCGCAATAAACGAACGGGAGGCAGCGCCAGCGCCCCGTCCAGCAGGTAGACCCGTACCAGAAAATAGGTCAGATGTCCGACCGAGACAACAACCAAACATCGGACCTCAAAAAGTGAAAGCAGATAACGATAACAAGTTGGGTCAATATGAAGGTGGTCTGCCCGCAGGGAAAGCGGTTCCGATTGGCAACAAGGGAATCAACACCAAAGAAGATGCTGCAACGTTCCTGCGTAACGGTGGCGAAGTAAGAGACGTTCCAGACGATTTTATATTGTTTGCAATGATGAGAAACACAGAAGGTCCGAATCCGCGATATCGGTTAAGCAGCGTAGGCGGCGGAGGCAATGTAAACGGTGCACTCAGAATGTTTGTGGATGAAGAAAGAGAAAAAATGTTTATCATCAAATACGCAGATGGTAGAAGTTATGCACAAAATGAGGACATCTACGAGATTCTTGGAAATAATATTGCAGGACGAATGGGTCTGCCAGTATCCGAATTTAGATTTGCAGGACCGGTTGTACCAAATAACAAACCGGGCGTCTCTGGTCATATCAGACCAGTTCTATTTGAACATTCAGGCAATCTAGTAGAAGGAACCCTCCAGGCAGCAAGAATAAACCATGTAGAAAAGATTGAACCAGAAGATGTGATAGCCGCTACCTTGCTTGATTATGCCGTGCTGAACACGGATAGACATGGAGGAAACTATTTCCTCGTAACACAAAACGGAAAGATGCATTTTGTGCAAATAGACATGTCCCTAGGTTTTCACGCTAGGGAATTTGACCCGGGTGACGACTTTTCCGGTGACGGTGGTTTTCTGACTTGGCTAAAATCTGGAGCGGGCGGAAGACGAAACGACATGGCGCAAATGCTTCCAGAGAGAGTTAGACAGGGTCGGGTTACAAGAGCCGAAGTGGTACGCGCAATAATCAAGATTCAAGAAAATTTGCGCGCTGCCGAACAAGCAAAACGATATACGGAATTCGGTCAAGATGTATATAATGCAAGGGGCGAAGTCGCCAAGATTGACCAAGGCGTCAAATACGTAGATGCGCGTCTGAAATATTTGATGGAAGTTGACCCTAACCGTCTTGCCGATATAATTCTTGAACGAGCGATTTAGGTAGGTGAACAAATGAAATTCAAAAAGTATTGCATATCAAACCTAAGAAGCATGACCGACCCCAACAAAATTAGCGAAGATTCACAACCCTCTGTTCATTTGGAATTAGAGGATGGGTCATTCAAAATGTTTGTTGCGGACAAAAACGTTTCTGAATATGAAAACAACATTGTGGCTGAACTGCAAAAGAGCAGACAATACACATTTGAAGAGTTTAGTTCTTCCAACCCTGCATATTTTGTTGAAGATAGGGGCGTGTATTCCGAAGGAAAAGAACAAGAAATAAATAAAATTTTGTCGGATTACGGTTACCCGACCAAGTAGGGAATAATGTGGCTAGTTCTTTTGTCGTCAGAAAACGCGACGGGTTGCCTTATTTCGTAGCAACAGTCAGCAATGGAAAGACATCTTTCCGCGCAGTGTCTTCCGATGCCAAAGAACTGTTGGATGCTTTTAAAGACGAATACTCTGATTCGGAAATAACGAAACGAGAACTTGAAGTTTCGTTGGACCGTGGAATGACAGTGGACGGTCCGATGCCGGAATCCGCAGTTGCAAACGCATTGAAACGTGAGACGAAACCGAGCGAGAAGGCTGACCGCACCGTCAGCAGGGAACAGGCTCTTTCTGTCGCGCGTCTTCTTGGCTGTCGTGGGGCACATCAACATGACAACGGGTCTTGGATGCCGTGCAAAACGCACGAAGAATTTGAGGCTCTCAAAAAAGGAAAAAACGAGTACTACGAGGTTTCGTCAAAGAGTCGCATGAACGGTTTTACGGAGATTGAACACCGTGCACAATTGGCTTTGACTAAATCGGGAGAATACTACGAGAGCAGACAAATGGCTGAGGAAGCATCCCGAAAACGGGGATGCAAGGGTGTTAGAACTATCAACATTGGTGGCATGAAGTACTATGCGCCGTGTGTTGCCACCGAACGATTCGAGAAATTGCGGGAAAGACCGGTAGGGGGCATAGAAACTTTGCCTGACGGCGGTTTGGTGTCCGCTAAAACGGAAACCAAAGGGTTTGTTCCGATGGTCAGCAGGTCTACTGACCCTGATACTTTTCCGAATCCGGATTCTGCTCGTGTGCGTGCAAGGAACCTCGGTTGCATCGGTATTCGTCGTTATGTCGCAAGGGACGGGAAGACGGTGTGGATGCCGTGTTCCAACGGCTCCGACTACAACAGGGTGATGAAATTGAGAAATGACGGAAGCCCGAAGAGGAATCCTCGCGGACGTAAATCGTTGGTTGATTCTTCCTTCTTGCAACAGAAAGTCGCACGAAAGCCTCGGCGTAAGGCTCCGCAGATAGACAGCGAAACCGTCAACAGGCTCGCAATGATGGTCAGAAGACACAATGCGGACGTATCCAAAGAGATACATCGGACGAACCTCAGGGATGTCAAAATCGTTTATTTGCGTGGTTTGGCTTCTGGTGGGGAAACATCAGCCAAGAAACGTTTGTCGGATTTCTTGAAGGCTATGAAGTCCGACGAGCCTCTCAAGAGGGGTAGTCGGCGGGATTTTGACTTGGTGCCCGACACACACCCCTCCAAGGATTCTCAGTTCGCGAAAAAGAACGATGATTTTGATGACGGGGTAATGGGTGTAAAGCATTCAGGTGGATGCTGTCCGAGTGTTGTTAAACGATATCACCGTTTGTAAAACATTTTTATTTGAAATGGTTGATATTGAATAGTTGCATTACTGGCTACTACAAACGTGTTATTCTCGTACTATCGGTTAACGTAACAGTTGATTGAGGGCTGGGTGCTCACCTAAGTCAAGAAGTATCAGTACCCAAACAAGCATTTCCGTAGGAGGAAATCTCATGTCAGATGACATTCGTCTTCGCGAGTTGCAGAATGCGCTCCGCGAAAAAATGGCGAGCAACAAGACCATCGCCGACTCGTTCAAAGTCGAAGATGGCACCGTAGTTGTCTCAGCCGAACAAAAGTCGGCGTTCGACCGCAACATGTCGGACATCCGTGAAATCAAGAGCCTGATTGAAGGCATTGAGAACATGCGCGATGCAGAGAAGTGGGCTTCGGCTCCTGCCTCTGAGTCGGTCGCACAGTCCTCAGCCGCCAAGCCCGTGCATGAGTCGCGCGAAATAAACTTCAAGACCGTTGGTGAGGCTTTCCTCTCCTCGGATGAGTTCAAGGCGCTCGCCTCAGGTCGTAACGGCGCGAACATGGTTGCCCCGTATGTGTACAACGTGAAGGATGTCTTCACGGGTATGCCGACTGGTCCTGCTTCGCCGCTTTCGTCGGTTGAACAGTTCGGTCAGTTCCAGCGCGACCCGATGGTCGTCGCCCCGACCCGTACCCGTCGCGTCCGCGACCTCTTCCCGAAGCGCACCACGAACGCTGCGGTGATTGAGTACTTCCGTCAAATCGGCTACACCTCGCCGGCCGGAATGACTCCGCCTGCCAACAACGCGGCACCTGTCGCAGAGCGCTCGGGTTCGCCCGCAGTGTTCACCACCAAGCCGCAGTCTGGTTTGAAGTTCACTGGTCATCAGGCACCGGTTCGCACGCTTGCCCACTGGGAAGCAGCGCACCGCAATGTGCTTGCCGACGAGCCGCAACTTCGCAGCATCATCGACAACGAGTTGATGTACGGTCTGCGTCTTCTTGAGGACACGCAAATCCTCAACGGTGACGGCACCGGCGAAAACTTGCAGGGTGTTCTGCAGACCTCGGACATTCAGACCTACAGTTGGTCGTCGGGTGCGGTTGGTGACCTCAAGGCGGACGCGATTCGCCGTGCGGCAACCCTCTCGTTCCTCGCGTACTACGAGCCGACTGGCGTCGTGATGCACCCAAATGACTGGGAAGATGTCGAACTGTCGAAGGACGACAACGGGCAGTACTTGGTTGCTGTCTCGGTCGCACTCGGTGGTCAGCCGCGTCTGTGGCGCATCCCGGTTGTGGACACGCCGGCAATCGCAGAAGGCACCGCTCTTGTCGGTGCGTTCGGCACTGCCGCGCAAATCTACGACCGCGAGCAGGCGAGCATCCGAATCAGCGAGCAGCACGCGGACTTCTTCGTGCGCAACGCGATTGTGATTCTCGCCGAGCAGCGTCTTGCTCTCGCGGTTAAGCGCCCCGAGGCATTCGTCAAGGTGACATTCAACAGCGCACCTGCCTGATAACGGCTGACGCAAGCGTCGCCCCCGCCGTAACCCCGAAACATGGGGTGAAAGCGGGGGCTTCGCTTTTATACGAGAAGTTTTGTTTGTGGGATAATTGAAACATGCCGAGTGATGTTTTGAAAGTAAAGGTCATCGGATTGCCGATAAGTGTTGCTAACGCATCGGAAATACCGAGAGACGGTGATGGTGACGGTTTTTTCACACCGCAAGGCTCGGACAAGGACAACATGCCTTTCCACAAGACCGTAGGTGTTGTCGTGAACATTTTGCGAAGGATGAAACCTTCTTACCGAAAGGATTTGTCGGCAAGACGAAAAAAAGCAGACGAAATCATCAGAGAAGCAAAGGGCGGCGGTTTCACACGAGACCCGAATCTCAAAGGCGACATAAAAACAGGGATATCCATAGGTTTGAATCGTCATGGTTTGAGCAAGAAGGTTTCTGAAATTTTTGACGAAAACGGAAACCCCACGGAAGAAGCAATAGCGACAGTTCTTGCGTGGATGAACTATCACGGCAGTGAGGTTTTTGGCAATCCGTTGGAGGGTGCACGAGAAAGGGGTGTCGGCGGTTGGGTTGAAGATGTTGACGGTGTGCCAACTTTTTTTCTTGATGTTGTTGACATATACCCGACAAACGAAGAGAATTTGAGGAAGGCTGCATCGCTTGGTAAGGCGCAAAACCAAAAATCTGTTGCGATACTTGACAAAATATGGGAAGCAAAGGAAGCAGAGTTGCGTAAAGAACCGCCGGATTGGGGTGCTGCGTATATAGGCAGTGGCGGTGACGGTGCCGATGTCATTCCTTGGGAGTTTTTCAAAACATCGCTAAAGGTATTCGCCGAACCGAAACAGATATCCAGAATATTCAGGTTCGGTAAAGACGGTCAACCAAACGACATATCCATCAAAATTTTCGTTGCGGAATAGAGGGGGAGCCATGGCTGAGAAGAAGAATCAAGAAATGCGGTACCGCAATATTTCTGTGCCAAAAAATTTTTGGTCTATGCCAGTGGAGAAACAACGGGAGTTCGCAAAGAATCTTTTGATGAGATTCAGCCCGAATGATGACATACGAAAACAGTCGGGGAAATAGGAATGTTTTCATTCATCGGGTCAATGGTCAAAAGTTGGTTTTATTCACTGGTAATCAGGTTTTACGACTGGCGACTTTCGGCGTCTAGTCGCGCAGAATATGTAGAAAGTTTGGAGGAGTCGGAAGATGAGTGAACGATTTTGGTACGGCGCGACCGTGTTGAAGGTGATAGATGGGGACACGATTGATTTGATGATTGATTTGGGTTTCAACATTCACCACAAGATTCGGGTTCGTTTGTATGGTGTCAATACGCCTGAGTCTCGTACGAAAGATTTGGCGGAAAAAGAAATGGGGTTGAAAGCAAAATCGTTTACCGAAGATTGGCTGACTCGCCACAAGTGGGTGTACATAAACACGATTCCAGATAAAAACGACAAATACGGTCGCATTCTTGCGCGCGTCTATTCCTCCGACGATGTTAACGCTCCAACGACGGCATGTCTGAACAAAGACATTATCGGTTCTGGATATGCTCGCGAATACTACGGCATTGGCGATAAAACTTGGGCGGAGTTCAAGAACGGTTGATTACCCGTTTGAGGGAACAGTCCATCCCCTGTTTGACGCACGCCAAACCGATGGTGCATGTTCTTTTTCAACTTCTGCCTTCATCTCTGAATCTTCGTACAGTCTGACGATATGCATGCACGGGTCGTCGTCGCCGTCAAGAAGGAACGCTTCGCCCTCGGACGTTGGTAGACCGTCGTGCATCACGCATACGGGCGGTCCGCAAAAGCCGTGTTTGTATCCGTACTCCAACCATTGTTCTGCGTTCATTTGTGATTCAGACATCGGTCAATTCTTTCTTTTTGGTGAAAAAGGTTTTCCGAGGTCTGACAATTTTCTCGTTATGTCACCGAGGGTGCCGGATGTTTTTTCCCATACAACCATGGTATTGTGCGCGCTTTTGTTTGCTTGATGCTCAATGAGTTTGATGTGCTTTTTCATTTCATCAAACTGTTTTGAGATTTTTTCTAGTTCTTGACGCAACTCATCAACAAGTTCCGTGAACTCTTGACGAAGTTGCTCAAACTTTTGGTCGTCGTTTTTCTTAGCCATTGTGTGTTCCTACAGTTCTATGTACTTGCTTTTGTCCACTTGGTTTTCTGCTTTGTTGGCAATATTTTGCCAAATATCAGGTCTGTTCTTCCTGACCCAACGCGCCGCAAGTTGTGCCCGCTTTGCGTTGAGAACAGCATAGTACCTTGCGGATGCGGAACCGTGTTCTGTTTTGCGGTACTTTTTCATGTACGCGCTAGCAGCGTTCCTACACGCCTCACATCTGCATTTTCTGTTGGTGTAAGAGTTGTATGTTCCGTGAGTTATCGGGGTTTTTGTCACCACTTAAATCGTCCTTGCTGGAATCCACGGGTTTGTCCTATGGTTTTTTTCCATGATGAACACGAGTTCGCCCTCATTGAAATGAAACAATTTCTCAAGATGCGTCACGATTAGTTCGTTCGGATAAAACGACCTACTGTACAAGGTGCGCTGGAACGAACTTTTCGGGTGATTGTTTCGCAACATCACATACGCCTCTTCGGGGTCAAAACCGTTGGAAATCGCCACGCCCCACGCCGTTGATGTAGAACGACTGATTCCTGCGTGGCAGTGAACGAGGAGGTTTTCCCGTCCGTGTGCCCACGAAATCATCTTCTTGACATCTTCGTATGTCGGAGCGGAATACTCCTGCCAAGTTGGGTCGGTCACATCGTCAAATGTGACAACCAAATGGTCGGGGTGATTGAACCTGACTTCGCTTTCGTCAGGTCCTGCCGTTAAAACAGACGCATACTCGTGAGCATGCTTCCGTGCCTCCTCCAAGTTTCGTACCGTCGGGAGGAGAGCCAACGACGGTTGTGTGTTGTGTGTATTACTCATAGGAATAGTGTATGTCTCGGTTGGCGGTTTGTCAACCCCTCTTTTTGATAGGGATTACATGCCTGTAATTAGGGGTTGCAAATCAAAACGTACCTAGTTAAGATTATGTAATCAATCGGTGGATAATCACCGCTAGTTACGGAGAAAACACACATGGCTACAACTACATACCAAAAAATGCGAAGCAAGGTCGGCAGTCGCAGGGGGCGCAAACCTCTTCCCGACAAGGTTCGCAAAGAGCGTCTTGAACAGCGCAAGGCAGAAAACCGTCAGCGGATGGAAGCCAAGCGTCGTGCATGGTTCGTTCTTGAGAACAAGTACAACGACGAGTTCAGGAAAGTGTTTGAAGAGGAACTTGCAACCCTGAAACGCATCAAGTACACCGTCAAAACAAAGACCACCAAGTAAACAGTTCGCCGTTTTTCGGTTCGGCGACCTCGTTTCACCCCACTCTCTGTCCTTCCCATTTCCGCAGAGAGTGGGGTTTTTCTTTGTGATACCATCTATTGATGAGCAGTAATCCCGAATATCTTTATGGGCAGTATCAGATTTTGCGAGCCGACAGGCAACCGTGCCCTGTTTGCGGTCACCCGACAGGGGATTGCTCGTCCACAAAAGATGAAAACGACAAACACATCAACATGGTTGGAGTCGGACTTTTTGAAAGCCTGGACGCTCAACACAAAGTCACTGTTGAGGAAGACGTCTACGAAGAGAGAGTTTTGTTCGGCAGTCAAACAATAAAAGTTTTGAAGTTCAGAAAAGGGCAACAAATACCAATCAATATTGCTCGTGACAACGGACTCATTGAATAGCACTACAGGCGATTTACTGAAATCCCCTCTTGGGGTAAAATAGATTCTTCCCCAAACCAGCGAAAAGAAAGTGCGTTTATCATTTATGGAGAAAGTCGGATTGACCCCACAGTTCTTGGAACAGTACCGCAATGTGACGCCGCCATGGGGTTTCAGTGGTCTCGGCGAAATCGTCTATCTGCGCACCTACTCGCGTCCGATTGAGGGAGTTGACCGAAACGAAACATGGATTGAAACCGTGTCGCGCTGTGTTAACGGAGCCGTTGAAATCGGTGTGCCGTGGACGCAGAAGGATTTGGAAGCAATCTTTGACCATGTGTACAACCTGCGTTGCTCTTTCTCTGGTCGCGCACTGTGGCAATTGGGAACTCCACTAATCAAGAAGTTCAATGCGTCGTCACTGAACAATTGCTATTTCACGAACATTGAAAAAGTTGAAGACTTTGAACTGCTTTTTGATTATCTGATGCTCGGCGGAGGTGTGGGTTTCTCGGTTGAACGCTCCAAAATCCATGACCTGCCCAAAGTCAAATCTGGTGTAAAAATCGTCCACGAACGAACCAACGACGCCGACATCATCGTCCCCGACAGCCGTCAAGGGTGGAGGCGCCTCCTGCACAGCGTCCTAAAATCGTTCTTTGACACTGGCAAGTCATTCACATACTCAACGATTCTCATCCGCGAATTCGGTGCACCATTAAAGACTTTCGGCGGAACCGCAAGCGGACCTGGCGCACTAGTTGAAGGTATTGAGGACATTTGCAAAGTGATGCGCGGGCGAGAAGGCAAGAAACTGCGCTCCGTTGATGTCCTTGACATTTGTAACATCATTGGTCGTATCGTCGTATCAGGCTCGTCTCGCAGGTCTGCGCAAATCGCTATCGGCGACCCAGACGATGTACTTTTCCTGAGGGCTAAGAATTGGGCTGGCGGTGACATCCCTGCTTGGAGAGCCAATAGCAACAACAGCATCTATGCCGACTACTACGACCACATCATGCCCGAACTCTGGAAGGGCTACACAGGCAACGGCGAACCGTACGGTCTTGTCAACAGGAGGCTCGCACGAAAGCATGGGCGTTTGGGTGATGTGCGCCCCGACAACACGATTGAGGGTTTTAACCCGTGCGCAGAAATCGGTTTGGGTGACGGAGAGTCGTGCAACCTCGCAACGATTTTCCTTCCGAATGTGGAGTCGTTGAAACAGTTGAAAGAAATCTCACGGCTTCTGTACATGCTTCAAAAGCAGATTACTCGCCTGTCTTACCCATACGAGAAGACCACACAAATCGTTAACAAAAACGCCCGTCTTGGTCAGAGTGTTACGGGAATCCTACAATGCACTGAAGAACAGATTTCTTGGCTTTCGGAAGCATATGAGGCTTTGGACAAACTTGACAAGGAATACTCAGAGAAGCACGGCTTTCCTCGTTCAGTGCGTCTAACCACGGTTCAGCCATCAGGGACACTCTCTCTTCTTCCGGGAGTCACTCCGGGCATCCACCCTGCATTTGCGCCGTTCTATATTCGTCGCGTCCGCTTCGGCGCGGCTGACCCGCTGGTTGACAGTTTGCGTAAGCGCGGACACAAGGTGGTTTGGGACATCGGTTTGGACGGCAGGGAAGACCACACTAAATACGTGGTTGAGTTCCCGTGCAAGTCGCCTGAAGGCGCTGTCCTAGCGGAAAACATGACCGCAATAGAGCAGTTGGAGTGGGTCAAGAAGATGCAGACAATGTGGGCTGACAACGCCGTATCGGTAACCGTTTATTACCGCAAAGAAGAACTTGAACAAATCAAGGAGTGGCTGTCCAAAAACTATGACGACGGTATCAAATCGGTATCATTCCTGCTTCACAGCGACCACAACTTCCCGCTGCCCCCATACGAACAATGCACCGAAGAGCAATACAACGCCATGTCTGCCAAGATTGACATGAGCGTTGCTCTCACACCAATCTCAGGTGACGAGTTGGACATTGACGCTTGCGCTTCGGGGGCTTGCCCAATCAGGTAGTCATGCTGTACTGCCTGAAGGACGCAAAAGTCCACGAGATTTATCGCAAAGCGGCGAAAATCGTGCAAGAGCACGGCTTGACGCATGCTCTCACATACGACCCGTACACAAAATCCGTTGATTTGTATGGTGCTTTACTTCTTGCCTGTGGCGCATCAGAAAAACTGCTGGCTACAGGTTTGGAAGAACCAGAAGAACTTGATGTTCCGCCAGTCAATTTGGGAAAAATAAAAGTTGCATACGAATACGTTGAAGCGATTCTCGGCAAAGACCCATCGTTTTGGGCGGAGACACACGACGCGGAACAGGCATCAAAGATGTTGCTTCGTCTTGCCGACAGGATTGAAATTTCAATTAAGTTACCGCAAACTACTTCTGTGCAACCTCGTCAAACAAACTGAGTTGCTCGGTCGCTTTCTTCATCGCAATATCTTCCGCTTCTTTCGCAAGCCTTCGCGTCGCGATACCAGCGTATTCAGGGTTGAGTTCACAACCGCGATAGTCGCGCCCCAAACGCATTGCCACAACACCAGTTGTACCTGAACCAAAGAACGGGTCAAGCACAGTACAGGGGATGATTTCTTCAGTTTTGCAATCACAAGTTTTTTGCCACCCTTTTGTTTCAGTGTGAGTGTAACCAGCGTCGCCTTTTCCGTTGATGTCTTCGTATGCACCTTCGTATGTGTTGGGGCGGTAACGAGGGTCATCTTCGGGTAGTTCATTTCTCGCTATGCGAGTTCGTTCCACTACTCGCTCGTACGGCGAAAGACAGGAAGGACAGCAACCATGTTCTGATGTCCCTGCTTTGATGCATGGTTCAACCAAGTCTGTTGGGAAAGTCGCAAAGTGTGCTTCCTTGAAGGGTTTTGTCGTTACCGACCACACCGAACGCTTGTTTCTGGTTGCGCCAGTGGAGCCGTGCATCGCATTGCTGATAACTCCACGACGCTTATCGGCTCTCGCTCCCCTGTCGTCAAATGCGTAGACCGCAGGTTCTTTTATTGACTCAGAATCAAAGAAATAGTGGGGCTTCTTGGTCAGAAGAAAAATGTATTCGTGCGCTTTGGTGCATCTGTCTTGAACGGACTCTGGCATGGGGTTTGGTTTGTGCCAAATGATGTCTTGGCGTAAATACCAGCCTGCTTGCTGTAACGCCAACGCGACCCGCCATGGGATGCCGACGAGGTCTTTGGGTTTTAGGTAACCGTCGTCGCGCCCTATCTTGCCGCGGAAATCCTCATTTTCTCCACCTGCGTTAGAAGCGTTAGTTGACGCAATGGTTTGCTTGTATCCGTTACCGTTACTACCTGCGTATGAATCCCCAAGGTTCAACCACAGTGTTCCATCGTCACGCAGGACACGATGAATTTCATTGAAAACATTAACCATGTCTTGGACATAGCCGTCAAATGTCGGTTCAAGACCGAGTTGGCTATCTTCGCGAATCGCACCACACCTAGGACATTGCGTTTTGTATATACCGTCCCCGATGGCGCCCTCTAGGTTGCGCTGACCCGTAGAGCAACTTTCGCTGAACTTGCTGTCACGCTTGTGCGAGCAGGACGGGTCTCCGCCTATCCATTTAGCCGTACCGTAGTCACGCAAACCCCAATAAGGAGGGGACGTGATTACGCAATGGATGCTCCTATCAGGAAGCAGTTTCAAGGTTTCCCGGACATCTCCGAGAAGTATTTTTGGGTTGAGTTCAGAGTCCCCTGTCACGGGGAAAGAGTCTAACGACTTCTCTTGAACCAAGCAAGGACCCGTTGTCTAAGCGAATGAGACTTAATGTCGTTCGCATAAACGATGACGGAATCCAATGCTTTTCCAACCGCTGCAGTTGCCTCGGAAAATGCAGGACTAGCCTCGGAAACCGCAGCGAAGACCGCCTCGGCGGCTTTCTCAACGTCCTTTTTGGTTTCAGCGGCAGACTTCTTGTTTGAAGACTTTTGTGAAGTCGTCTTCTTTTTAGAAGTTGCTTTTTTGGTAGTTTTCTTTTGGGTGGATTTCTTGTTTTTTGCCATACCCGAAACACTAGTAGAAAGGCGTACCCACCAAATGCAACTATTCTGAGAGACCAAATCTACTACTTTGGAGGTATGGACACAGGCTTTCACGAGACAGACCTAGATAAGGTCGCCTTGGCTGTGGAAGCCATGAAAATCGCAAAACAGGCGACAGTCAATGATGGTGGTATCGGCGAGGACATGAACATAAATTTGTTTTGTTGGAGGGGTTCTGAATTGGTTTCTATTCTCCAATTGTCCAATACGCACAGAATGGAAAGGGACGAAAGGCTTGAGCGTCTGACGCGTGCAGCCTGCATCAAAAGACAGGGTTGGGGAGTTGACTCGTTCACTTTTGTTGCTGAGGGATACTGTTCACTCAAGCCATCACAAACAAAAAATCAGGATTTGGCTTTTCTTTTTGCTCAACCAAATTCTCCGGTTACTGAATGCCTTTCCTTCACGCAACTAGGCTCAGACAACCCCATATTTATATCTCTGCCATACAAAATAAATGTAGGGAGAAAAGTAACGTTTGGTGAAGCCCTATGGTATTCTGCTTTGGATGTTATGCGCGACCTGACATACGCAGCAACATTAAATGCCTCGCTAAAACTTGAGGATAAAAGCGAGGAGCCGTTTGAGGCGCGAGAAACATATTTTAAAACACTTGCAGACGAAATACAAAAAATTGGATTTGAAGTTTTCTATAGAGATGACTTGTGAGACACGAAATAGTAGGAACAGAGAGTATGGATTTTGGTAATTATCAGTGGCGAACGGGTCATACTGCGGTATACCCGACCGATAAGGCTTTGGAATATCTGTCGCTTGGGCTTGTTTCTGAGGCTGGAGAAGTTGCCGGAAAAGTAAAAAAAATCATTCGCGACCACAATTCAGAACTCACACCAGAACTCATTGAGGCTCTAGAACTAGAACTTGGTGATGTGCTTTGGTATGTCGCGCAAATGTGTTCAGTTTTGAAAACGAATATGGGCGTAGTGGCGAACAAAAATATTGAAAAATTGGCGTTGCGTAAGCAGGCAAATACAATTAAAGGAAGTGGGGATAACAGGTAATGGGAAGCAAAAGCAGAAAAGTTTCGCGTGGAGCGCAACAACGTGTCAGGTTCAATTATTTGACTGGCGAAAATGAAACAGTGCCGGGCACGAAAGCAGGCAAGAAGCGTACGAGACTTCCGTTTGGTCACCCTTTGAGAACCCACGATTTGCCAAGAGTTCGCAAAAATAACGAGGAAAAAGGTCGTGGAAAAACAGATAGCGATTCTTGATGGTTTTGATGAGAAGCCATCATATGTCTTAATCAAAGACGCAGAAATTGGAGAAATTCCTCCTACTCCGTTGGTTGCCTCGAATGACGATGCGGTTGATATCGCCTCTAATCTGCTCTTGAAATACGGTTCTCATTATGGGCACGCCGTCGGCTATAAACAGGAACAAAACGGAAGACTGATACAACACATACTTCCGAATCCCAAAACAGAGTACTCGCAGATTTCTTCTTCTTCAAAAACGGTTCTGAAACTGCATACGGAAACAGCATTTCATCCATATAAACCCGATTGGATTATTCTGATGTGTCTGAGAGGGGACAAAGGCGCGTTCACCACTTATGCCGATATTCACGATATTTTGAGGGATTTGGATGAAGGGACAATTGAAGAACTTCGCAAAAATCAATTTGCCACGAAGACAGATGAGAGTTTTAGAACCGTCGCGGGAAACGATAAGGAAATACGTTTGCCAATCCTGACGGGGGAAACAGATTTTTGTTACGACGACGACCTAATGACTGGATTAAACGGGAGTGCTGAGCGTGCACTAGGTGAATTGAGGGGCGCCGTTGAAGCAAATACTCACGAAATTTCGCTTGAATCGGGAGACGTGTTCATAATCAACAACAGGAAACTTGTTCACGGGCGCAAGCCGTTTCAGCCTCGTTACGATGGAACCGACAGGTGGATGCTGAGATTGTTGATTGTGGAGAATCTTCCACCAGAATCAGATTTACGAAATTCGCCTCATCCTTGCATCACAACCGATTTTTCGGTCTAGAACCAAAGATGTTGAGTGATGTGATGCTTATCTACTGATTTCGGACGCTTCTCGTATTTGCGCATGCCGTAGCCTTCGTAGCCGTCTACAGCCCTGCGGAAAACGCCGAAATGGAAAAGAAGACCCGCCGATATAAGAAAAATTAGAATTAGTGCTAAATGCATGCAGATATTGTACGCAAAGTGGTTGTGCTGATTTGCACTAATTGTTGTGAATTTCCTCACCCTCAGAATTCTCTTCATTGCCCTCAGTTAAAGCGGGCATATTTCCGATAAGCCCGTTTAATGTTCCCTCAGAAATAACACCTGCGTCCCTCATTACAGCCAACAATTTCTTCGCCTCCGTCTCGGGGACAAACTTGGCGGTTTCCTTCACACCTGGAGCACCAGCCAAAACAGCCCTAAGATTCTGTTCTCCACCTGACCCAATATTCTGCATATTCACATTAAGGTTGGACTGCTCCATACCAAGCAAACGCGCACGACGGTCAATAATCGCCAAAACGGTTGACACGGCTTTTATGTCAGGCTCCATAGCCACTTCGGTTCCATCGTCCATCTTCACTTTTCGGTGTTGTGTGAGCGGCCAGATTGCGCTCTGAAGGGCGTCCAGACGCTCCAGTTCCATCTGTAAGACCTCAGGGTAGGCGAGGAGGGCTTCCTGACTCAACTTGCCCAACTGACGCCTTATAGAGCCGTGTACGGCGCCGTTCGTCATTCCGAAACGACGAGAAATCTCGGCAATCGGAACACCCGCCTGACGCATCTTGAAAATGCGCACATCTCGCTCTGCGAGAAACTCACGAGTCAAACCTTTTTCTGTCATATTTGCTCTCTCAAATCAACAAGTTCAAACGGGAAAACCTTTCCCCTTCTAAGTTTAGTCGGGAACGGTCTCTCATCGCGTGCACCACGGAAATGGCGAACATCATACAAATACTCGCCCACCGCCGTCGCATCAGGGTGGAGAGCCAAACCGAACTCCGGCCAGCGTGACCATACGGCTGAACCAAATGGACGCAGGTCTCGGGTACTCATAGATGTTCCAAGTGGCGCATGATGCTCCAACCACATGGCGACGTTGTAGTAGTCGCGAATCATGTCAAAGTACCTTGCAACCTCAACGGCGACAGCCTCAGACGTCCTGCCGCCTGGGTCTATGAATGACTTGTAGATAGGTCCGATAAACAGCATGTCTGGCTTTATTGTTTCCACAGCCTCTTCCACTATCAGCCTGTCCTGCGCGGTCAAAAGATTCAAACCAGCAGGCTTGATGAGAAGATGCGCGTCAACCGACGACACATGTCCAAGGCGCAACGACGCACCCATGATGTTTGCCGAAGTTCGCCTAATGATTCGCTCGGGATTTTCCAAGTCAATAGTGAGAGTCCGTATCGGCTTTATGCGCGAAAAATTGAAGGGATGCAAACCAGCGGCTGTGCAAATAGCAACCTGTCTGGCAAGCATGGTTTTCCCGACACCCTCAGCAGCCACAACCATGATTCGCTCACCGCGCTCAACAAGTTGAGGAATGACCCAATCATAATTTTCATCAGCGGACTCACCGAGAAAATCTTGCCAGTTCACGAGGCGACCTTTGTCGTGGTCGTTTTCCGTGTTTATTTGGTCGAGCAACATTGACGCTCGGGCGATGCGCGTATTTTCCGACAAATCGTCGCGCAACAACACCTTTGTTACTTGTTCGGCAACAGACCTAAGCGAATTCGTTGCGTGCTCCACCGCCGTCTCGTCATCTTCCTCGGATTCGTCATCTGAAATTTCCGAAGATTGAAGCGGTTCCGCATCTTTCGCCTCAAGCAAATCATTGAGTGACCCACCGTCAGAAATCAGGTCGGAAACATCTTTGTACTTTGCTGGTGGAACCCACTGAACGACGGCGCACCCTGCATTACGAAGAACTTTTGCGACATTCTCGGAATGCTCTCTGCCAACCGCGTCATTGTCTGCGACTATGTACACGCTCGCACCGGCAAGTGTTTCTGTGAAATTGTCCTGCCACTTGCCAGCGCCGTTCGGTGGGGTGGTTGCGCACCAACCGAGTTTTGCGAGATTGTCGGCGTCTTTCTCGCCTTCAACTAGCCAGATTGTTTCACCGTTTGCTTTCGCCTGCAAAACCTGTGGAAGACGATACAAAACTTTGGTGATTCCATTGAGAGAATAAATATGTTTTTTAGGATTGTTTGGGTCTGGTCGTCGTTGTTTGAAAGTCTTCTTGTTCCACTGGTCTACGAAACGCTGCTTCTGATATAAGAGTGAACCCTTTTCGTCGCGATAGTCATAGGTGGCAACGAGAGCAAGTTTCCTTTCTTCTTTTCGCGGAGGGTAAAGGTCGGTGACTTTCATGCTCAACGACTTGCAAATTTCCGTGATGTCACAACCACCACCACGATGACATGTGACCAGTACGCGACCATCGTTGCCTTGCCCTACCGAAAGAGATGGGTTGTCGTCATCGTTGCGACACGGGCACCTCGCCTGCCAACCTCCTCCCGTCGGACGTACGCCGTTCAACTTGTCCAAGAAAGACTGAACGGTTGGTGATGCGATTGCGGTCATTTGATTTCGTTTGCACCCTCTGTTTGTTCACGTTCGCGACGCTTCCGTTTCAAGTGATGCCTCCTCGCGCGAGAAGTTAGGTCTGTCCGTTCGCCAAGCGGCAGAATTATTCCCAACTCTACGCGACGATGTTCTCGCTCGGTTTCGGTAAGCCCGCCCCAAATTCCATTTGCTTCATTACGGATACCATAGTCTCTGCACTGTTCAAGAACAGCACAGCCGTTGCAGACCGCGATTGCCCTAATCGTCGCGGGTAATTTTTTGTGATTGGTTCCAGATGAAGCGGTGGGGAAAAATGGAGCGACGTCCATCCCCCTACACGCCGCTAAGGAAATATCAAATGGCAGATGAACCTTGCGAGATACTGGTGTTGGGCTGTGGTACATGGTGCAACATCGTATTGCCCCAAAACATCAAATGTCAACAGTATTCCGTTGCGACAAAACAATTTTTTTTATCTGCTCATAATCCAACAACACAGTCGCATAATTTACGGAGAGCCGACCGTCATCATCAATGGACGACACGATTTCCACACTTTCGTTAGGGCACCCGAAAGCGCTAGCCAACGCCGACTGCATGCGGGCAATACTGACCTCATCAACGATATCTTGGTCATAGAAATCCCACAATTCTTCCATTACCGGCGGAGGAACCACAGTCAGCGTCCGCAACTGCCTACCAGTTTCGACCGCTACGACGCACCAAGTGCACGCTATCTGCTCGGTTTTGGCAGGACGTTTTCTTATCTCCACATGACCGCACTCAAGCGTATGGTGGTACTCAACCCCACCCCAATTCCCGACCCGCGATATGTCTTTTACCGTTTTTTGAGGCGCAGATTTTTTATTTACCATTTAAACCCTCAAGGGTTGACGTACATTCGTTCCTGCTGTTCATGCAGAGCCTGAGCATACTTCCCTGCGTCCCTGTCGTTGCTGAATTTTCCAAGGTGCTCACCAGTCTTCCTGTAGTGATTCCACGCTTCCCTATCGCTAACGACTTTACCCGTTCCATCAGGGTTTCTAATTACGGTCGGAACAAGCACCGTAATTCCATTTTCTTCAAAGGATACTGACCTGACAGTACTGATGGAACCATCCGCATTACGAACTTTTGGTCTGTTTTTAAGATTTATATTTCCTTTTTCGATTTGTCCGGATGCCATACGGGGTTTTGTTTTTTGTGGAGCCTGAGTTTCCTGTGGTGTTCCATCGTAGATTTTCCCATCGCCGTCATGGTCTTTGGGTGCATTTTGACCACTATTAGCGGTTCCCGAAGTACTGATAGTAGGTCCAAGCGATTTTGCTCGCGGGCGGTTTCGGTAACTCGCAGCCCTCCGCTCAGCAATCGTAGTGTTCGCCACAAACTGGCGCCCTCTCTTGTCGCCCTCAATCTTTTTGCGGTTCGTCGCCGCTCTCTGCGCGGGAGTCAAACGACCCCACACCTTGTCCGGAAGATATCGGCGCATTTTTCCGTTACGCAAAGCAGGTTTACCGTCAGAAGTACGCCACTTCTCGCGCGTCCACTTCTTCAACGAGCGCTGTTTCTTATTCGGTGACTTACCCTTCTTGTACCCGCCACCAGCCTTACGGTATCTGACCGCTACCAACTGCGCTTTACGAGCAGACCACTGCCCAGGTCTGCCACCTTCGCTACCAGCCATAACCCGTGCCTTGATTCGTTCACGCAACGCATTGTTCGTATACGGAGACTCACCCTTTACATCAACAGCATTGGATTGAACGAGATAAAACTCAGCAACCCTATCGTTGTACACAGACATATTTTCTCCCGTCTTACCCTTCAATTTTTTGGCGATTCGTTTCCCTCTTCTGTACGCACGCCTCACCAAACTTCCTATCGCTTCCAGCATCACTTTTGATTGCGCGGTTTCTTCAGAGAAATATTCTTGATTTTTGTTCTCTTTTCGCGGTGTCGCATTAGCCAAACCAGAGCACAACGAAATTTCAATTGCACCCGTTTTACTGAACGACAAATCAGAATGCTCATGCACATTGTTCATGTTTGCTTCTTTCTTCGCCAGCCACCTAGAAATTTTGCTCCAAGGCGCTGAAAGTTCTTGGTGGGGAGCATTCAAACCAATCCTGTCTGCTGAACGCTGTTCGGCGACCCATTCGGCGAAATTAACTCCAGCATATGCAGAGGTTTGCACCATTCTCCTGCCTCCATCCCCATAAATTAACGCCATCATGCCCCTGTTCATGTGGTCAAACCAGAACGACCATGCGTAATTATTAGGGTTCCTCATCGCATCCAAGATGCTTCCGCGACCACCGCGCCCGTCAACAAAATAATTTCCGTTTGCATCATTGGATACATAATGCGTAATCAATCTGTTCGCTGCCATAATCCACAAAATGTCTTCGGGGATATTTGCCCGCCCATACTTATCCAACAACTCACCGTGCAGAACCTCCCGTATACCCGGCGCGTTTAACGCCGGCATCGGGTCATCAGGCAACTTTTCTATAGCGTCTTTGACGACGGCTATACCCTGCGTAATGAAGTCCTCCATATCTTTGACATGTTTATCTGTTATCTTAAAATTCGGATTTTTCACGCCGACTGTTGCCTGTTTTTGGAGGTTCCTCAAAATCACAAGATTGCGTGCAACGTCAGCCCTAGTTTTCGGTTCAATAATAAATTTTTCGGAAGTAAGCCAAGAATAATAGTGTTCCACATGCGCAAATTCGTGGTCAGCGACATACGCCCCATACAGATAATCAAGTTGGTCTTCTGACATCCCCAATTGGTCTAATGGCAACAAAAATGGTCTCTCCAACCCCCACAATCGTTTATTGATGTTGGTGATGTCTGCTGTTTCTACTGAAAGGTCTGGTGCGAAATCAACATATGAATACATCATCGGTCGCTGCTGGTCGTCTTTGATGCCTTTGATTCCATCAGAGACAATTCCCGCTACGCCGTCGTAGTCAACCGCAGCATTTCTGTCACCTCTGCGACTAATGTCGCGAATCAACTTTGCAACATCAGGGCGTTCTTCACCTTTTTGAAGTAACGACAACAATAAACCCATTTCTGCTGGCGTTGGAGGTTCGTTATTGAACACTCTTGCAATTTCTCCATGTTCCAATGCACGCTCAGAGTCACCAAGATTTGGGTAAACCGATTTAAGTGCTTTTACTGCATTCTCATTTTTTGTCAAATCACCAAATTGTTTGGTGTAGCGCTCGTAAATTGAGGCATGCGCTTTAAGCATTTTCTGCGCTGCTTTAAGCGAACGCTCCTGTTCGTCACTGCTTGGTTTCCGCGCTTGAATTGGGTTAACTGTCGCCGATTTATCGGAACGAAGGTTTCTGACTTTGTTGAAAACTTTTTGAAACAATGACGCCAATTCGTCAACAGGTGGGGTGTACGGGATATTGTCCTTGCCACCAGGACCGGTTCTGAACCCATCATCATCGCCGTCAAACTCGGCGACGCCACCAATCGGCGTACCAAGAACCTTTGCCGACACCAGATTTGGGGTTTTTGAAGGTTTACGAGACGAAGTCTTTAGCCAATCTGCATTCGCATTTGAGTTATCAATAACAATCATAAACGCTTTCCTATTCGTCTTCACCAGGTTTGGGGAATTCTAGACCTTCCATCTTGAACCTCAATGCCGTCGCAGAGTACAAGCGACCCAAAACAACTTTCATTGTCGGAGAAGCAACAATAAATTCAGCCTCAAATAGAGCACCAGGTCCTGTCAGCGCAGTGCTATAGACCCTAGACCTAGGAACTTTTGCCCCCATCAACACTCCCTGCGGTACATTCTCCATGAAATCGATGGCACGCGACAAATCTACAGCCCATGACGACAGTGGTCTCATGCGTGCCTCATCCTCAACTATAGCCGTTTTTTCTGCGTATTCAATCCATGCAGAATCGTTATCAAATTTTTCTTGCATCAGTTTACTTTCTTGATTTTGTAATTCTTTAAATCTTTGCTTGTTGGCACCAATTGCTTCTAGGCGCGTGTTCTTGCCGGCTCTAATTGCATAGTCAGATTGCAAATCAGCGAACTCTTCGTCTGACATATTCTCAAGTTGTTGAAGATAACTTCTAACATATTTTAAGTCTCTTTCTATTGTGTAATATTGTTGAACATCTTTCAGAAGCCCTTCAACTTTGTCGTAGCCCTGCTTGCTGACCCCCCTATACAAATCAACCTCATCTATTCCGGAGTCCTTCAACATTTGTTGTGTTCGTGCATAAGTCGCATCAAACTGAGCGTCAAGAACTTTCCGCATCGCAGGCTCAGACATCAGTTTATCCAATATGTTTCGCGCTAAACCTGTCTCCCCTTGATATTCGATTTCTACGTCTTCAAAAATTTGTGCACCCACAAAATCCTGTGTGTCACCAGTAATGTCGCGAACTCTCTTTTCTGCGTTGCGCTGAACAAGCAACGAAGCCAAATTATTTCCATTTGCGCTTATCGCCCAAGAAGTAACAAGCCTCCCAGCGATTTCAAGCACGGGGTCGTCGCTATTTGACTTAAAACTCAGTAGTGACATAACTTTTCGGGCGTCTTCGTCGGTAACGCCCAAAGCACGCATATCCGCAGCGGTCTGTACAGCAATACGAGCCTTCATATATTTTCGGGCAGACTCATGCTGAATCTGCTTTATGTCACCCCACCCGACAGTAGAACGAACATCTTTAACAACCGCACTCCATTTTTCTTTATCTTGTATTTCTTCCGCCAAATTTGGGTCAAGAATTTTTAGCGCATCAATAACCGCAGTGTCATTCGGGGCGTTTTCTATAACAGACAAACCGTATCCGTTGACCGCATAAGTCATCTTTTGCGACTTGTTTTCCATGTAGCGAAGTTTTGGTGCGTTGAGGTCAATCTTGCCTTCAGGTTCCGAAACAACCTTCTTGCCAAGTTTTTGGATTACTGCATCTAAATCAAATTTTTTGATAGAAGCAACAACAACAGGGACATTATCTTTTCCACCAGGACCGGTCACGAACCCGTCACCATCACCATCAACATCAGAAACGCCACCAATAGGCGTACCAAGAACCTTCACCATTAAATGCTTCATATTGTCTTCTTCTGAATCGACCAAATCCCAGTAACCGAACTTCAACACGGCTGAAACGCTCGGAACGTCCATTCTCTCATCCCGAACAAGCAAGTATCCAGAGTCGTTCTCAACTTCAAATAGTCGCTTTGTGCCAGAAACAGCAACAAGCACACCCGAATTCTGTTTATCGGCTTTACCTTGCAGGTCTCCCGGTTCCGCAAATTTACCCTCTTTCGGCAAAACCTGAACAGATATACCCAAATCAGCCAACTTTTTCTGCAAATCCGCGTTAGCAAATTTATAGCCATCAGGCACGGCAACATAAGCGATGTCATCAACACTTACGCCACCCAGTATTTGCGCCTCGTGATAGTGATTCCCCCACATCGCATAATCGGGTGTTTTGTCATTGACGCTCCCATTCCACCCGCCCTGAACACCAATCCCCTTGGGGTCGTTTAGAGGTGAAACACCGAGAAACTGACCAGCAAGAGAATCGCCGGCAGTCATCGTTGCGCGCTTTTCAACATCGCGTTTCATCACAATCTTCAATGAACCATAAACTTTGTCTAATTCCCCAATATTCTCTACACCTTTTTCAAAGAAAAATCCGTATACAGGACGAGCAGATTTTTTTCTCCCCGCAAGCGGGATTCCAAACAACATTTGCTCGGCGAGCGCGCGTTGCTCCATCTGCATTCGCAATTTATCTTTTTCTTGCGAATCCCTGCGCTCAAGAAGCCATTTATCTACAAACGCGTTTTCACCATTATTCTCAAAAAGGTTTTTGTATTTACCGTCAGACAAAACTTTGTCAAGAACATCTTCCGCCAATGCAATGCCGATTCTACGGTTTGTGTCTCCGACAAGTTTCTTGGCGACTTCATTTGCGTCAGGAACCGCACCTTCACGCTTTATGTCAGCCATGAACTGAACGATTTTCCCGTGCTTTTCCGTCCCCATGAGCCTGTAACTAAGCCATCTACCAAACGGATTTGGATAGTGGGCAGGAGAGTTTTCGTACTTTTTATAGTCCAACATTTTTTTATAAAACGGATGCGTTTCTTTTACGCCGTCTTTTTTGAGCGCCTCAATCACATGATTCACATAATCGTCACTCCACTTTTTAACCGTTCTGTGGCGAACCATGACAGGAACTCCGTTATCTCTAACAAACTTCAACAAATCTTGCGCTTCTTTTGATTTTGTTTCATCACCAAGGGCGTTAAACATGTCTTCAAAGATGCTTAGTTCTTTGTCTTTGTCGTTGGCGTCGAAGGCAATATATGCCCCATCCATCATTGAGTTCACCAGCCAATGAACATCATCTCTGTTTCTATATTTCTCAAG